TTCAGGAACATTGTGTGCTCAAGCAGTAGAAAGTTCTAATAGAGTAAGATTAAAAGGTATGTCCGTGGTGTCAGGTGGCACAGCAGGTGATGTAGAGTTTATAAATGGCACACCTGAGAGTGGCACTACATTATTTAAATCAAGGACTATTGGAACAGCTAACACCACTGTGGATAGAACTATACCTTCAGAGGGAGTTTTGTTTGAAAGTGGAGCTTGTGTGAAGTATACTTTAGATACGGCAGATAATATAACTGTATTCTACGCATAGAGGTAGATATGGCACAAAAAGGCACAATGAAGGGTCACACTATAAAAGGGGGACATAAGCGTCCCACCAAAGCTGGTGCTGGTATGACTAAAAAAGGTGTCGCCAAGTATCGTAGAGACAACCCTGGATCTAAACTAAAAACCGCTGTTACTGGGAAAGTTAAGCCTGGTAGCAAAGCTGCAAAAAGACGCAAATCCTTTTGTGCACGTAGTGCTGGGCAAATGAAAAAATTCCCTAAAGCTGCGAAAAACCCAAATAGCCGTTTACGTCAGGCACGTAGACGATGGAAATGTTAGGAGATTAAAATGATAAATAGAACAAGTATGCAAAAACAAATGAAAGACAAAATGAAAAAGAAAAAGAAAAACATGAACATGAAAAACATGTACTCTGACGGTGGTAAATTGAAGATGGTTACCAACGATCAAGGTCAGAAAGTTCCTTTCTTTGCAGCAGATGGCAAAGGAAAAATGATGGCTGGAGGCAAAGTCAAGAAGATGATGGGTGGTGGTATGACCACAATGCCAAAGAAAAAGATGATGGGTGGCGGCAAAGTCAAAAAATACGGAGGCGGAGGAAAAGTCCGTGGCTGTGGTGTGGCTAGAAAAGGTGTTAAATCCGCTAAAATGGTGACTATGGCAGGTGCTTAAATGCGAGTTTATTATAAAAAAGGAGGCTCTGTAAAAAAGAAAAAGAGTAAAAGCAGAGTCAATGAGGCAGGTAACTACACAAAACCATCTTTACGTAAGCGTATTTTTAATAGAATAAAAGCTGGTGGTAAGGGTGGTAGACCTGGTCAGTGGAGTGCTCGTAAAGCTCAGATGATGGCTAAAGCATATAAGAAAGCTGGTGGAGGTTATACTAGCTAATGGCGTTAAAAAAGTCACAAAGGAGTTTAAAAGCATGGGGTAAGCAAAAGTGGCGAACCAAAAGTGGTAAACCTAGTACACAAGGGCCAAAGGCAACAGGCGAGCGTTACTTACCTGAAAAAGCAATTAAGGCTCTTTCGCCCGCTGAATACGCCCGTTCTACGGCTGCTAAACGCAAGGCAACTAGAAAAGGTAAACAAGTGGCTAAACAGCCCAAAAAGATTGCTAAAAAAACGAGAGCATACAGAAAGTTTACGTAAGGTAAAAGAAAGTTTAGGATATGGCGACATCGGGAACAACCGCATTTGAGATGGACTTCACGGAGATAGCTGAAGAGGCTTGGGAACGTGCAGGTAGAGAGATGCGTTCGGGTTATGATTTAAGAACTGCTCGCAGGTCTATGAATCTAATGACCATAGAATGGCAGAATCGTGGTATTAATATGTGGACAATAGATAGTGGCACTATATCTGTAGTAGCAGGAACAGCACAATATGATCTACCTGCAGATACAATAGACCTTCTTGACCAAGTTATACGTACAAATGCAGGTAATGCTACCACACAATCTGATCTCACCATAAGTCGTATAGGTGTGAGTACTTACGCATCTATCCCTAACAAGTTAACAACGGGTAGACCGATACAAGTATTTATAGAAAGATTAATAACACCAAGAATAAACTTGTGGCCTGTCCCTGATACTAGTTACACATTTGTGTATTTTAGGATGAGAAGAGTACAAGATGCTGGTAATGGTGTGGAAACACCAGATATAGTATTTCGTTTTTTACCATGTTTAGTTGCTGGATTAGCTTATCATATAGCTATGAAAGTTCCAGAATTAGCTCCAAGAATAGAAATGTTAAAAGCTGCATATGATGAGCAGTATGCGTTAGCTGCTGGTGAGGATAGAGAAAAAACGTCAGAAAACTTTGTACCAAGAATAGGTAGGATTTAGAATGCCAAGTAAATTTGCATCAGGTAGAAACGCTTTAGCAGAGTGCGATATATGCGGATTTAGATTTTATTTAAGAGAGTTAAGAAGTTTAATTAGAAGGGGTAATGATACAAACATAAAAGCGTGTCCACAGTGTTGGAATCCTGACCACCCACAAAATGAATTAGGTAGATATCCTGTGCATGACCCACAAGCTATACGTAATCCTAGACCAGATTTTACTGGATATCCTAAAAGTAGAGCGTTAATATATTCTGGTTCTGAGTTTAATAAATTAAGTTTTGCCACGTCTGTGGTTGTAGGGCAAGTAACGGTTAGTACAAGTTAGAGGTAGTTATGAATTATACATCTTTAAAAGCAAATATATTAGATATATGTGAAACAACATTTACAGATGACCAACTTGCTATGTTTACTCAACAAGCAGAACAAAAAATATTTAATACTGTAGAATTACCAGCAATGCGTAATGTTGATAGTAGTAGTTTAACCGCTGGTAATGAGCTGTATACTACACCTGATGGGTATTTATACACTTATAGTTTAGCAATAGTAGATAATGATACTCAGACTTTTTTATTAAATAAAGACTCTAATTTTTTAAGAGAAGCGTACCCCGTAACTACAACTGCTAAACGTGGACTACCAAAGTTTTATGCTTATCATAGCACTTCAGGTAATAAAATAAAATTTATGTTTTCTCCAATTCCAGATGCTAATTATACATTAGAACACATATATGCAAAGTATCCTACGTCTATTGTTACTGCAGGCGGCACATATCTTGGAGACAACTTCGATACAGCGTTGTTAAATGGGGCTTTAGTAGAAGCTATACGATTTATGAAAGGAGAGCCTGACTTGGTTGCTCTATATGAAAAGTATTATTTACAAGCTATAACTTTATTAAAACAATTTGGTGATGGTAAACTAAGACAAGATTACTATCGTTCTGGTCAACAAAGAGTTAATGTGGGGTAATGTAAATGGCTATAACACAAGCTACATGCACATCCTTTAAAGTAGCTCTACTAAATGGTGAGATGGATTTTAGTAGTGATACATCTCAATCTTTTAAAATAGCTTTGTTTACATCTAGTGCTACTCTAAACGCTGATACTACAGCATATAGCACAACAAACGAGGTGTCAGGTACAGGTTATGATGCAGGAGGTAAGACTCTTACTATAGCAACAAACCCTACATCATCAGGCACTACAGCATTACTAGATTTTTCTGATGTAACTTGGAGTTCTTCTTCAATTACAGCCAGGGGAGCTTTAATATATAAGAGTGCAACAGGTAATCCTGCCGTTGCAGTAATTGATTTTGGAGAGGATAAACAATCCAGTTCGGGGAACTTTCAAATAAGTTTTCCTACTGCAAACTCAGAAAACGCTATAATACGTATAATATAATGTTTTGTTGCTGTTTTTTGTTTATTGATGTATTAATAAGTATAGAGGTATTATAAATGGCTACAGCGTATACCACATCTTTAAAGTTAGCGTTACCTACTCAAGGTGAATTGACAGGTACTTGGGGAGACACGCTTAATAATCAAGTAACTTCTATGATAGAAGAAGCCGTTGCTGGGTTAAAAACTATAAATACTTGGAGTACAAACTCTGCTACACTATCTACGGCAGACGGTTCAACTTCTGAATCACGAGCAGCTATTTTAAATTTAACAGACACAACTTCTGATTTAAGTGGTGCAGGCACTGTAATATGCCCTGCAGCAAGTAAAGTTTACATAGTTAAGAACGCTACTGGACAGACAATTACAGTTAAAACAGCTTCAGGTAGTGGTATTGCTATACCAGATGGTACAACTGGGTTTGTGTATTGTGATGGCACAAACGTACTAGAAGCACTAACAAACGTAGCTGGTAACTTAGTAGTTGGTGGTAATGCTTCTATAGGTGGTAATCTTACTGTAACAGGCACAACTACATTTAATGGTGGCACACTTACTCTTGGTGATGCTAACACAGATAACATTGTATTTGGTGGTGAGGTAGATTCTAACATTATACCTGATGATGACGACACACATGATTTAGGATCGTCTAGTAAAAAATGGAAAGACATATACATTGATGGCACAGCATATTTAGACGCCATCAATCTTAATGGTACAGCGATTACTTCTACAGCCGCAGAGCTTAACATATTAGATGGTGTAACATCTACAGCAGCAGAATTAAATATCTTAGATGGTGTAACGTCTACGGCAGCAGAACTTAATATATTAGATGGTGTAACAGCTACCACTGCAGAATTGAATATACTTGATGGTGTAACAGCCAGTGCTGCTGATATTAATTTAATTGATGGTATTACAAATGGAACAGTATCAGCATCAAAAGCTGTAATAGTTGACTCAAACAAAGATATAAGCGGATTTAGAAATCTTAGTATTACAGGTGACTTAACAGTTGCAGGTGATGATATTACCATGGGTACAAACACTTCAGGTAATTTACTTGTTGCAGATGGAACAAACTTTAACTCTGTGGCAGTAGGCGATTTATCTGAAATATCCAGTGTGGCTAACGATGATGTATTTTTAGCAGTAGACACTTCTGGTGGTGGTCTTAAAAAGATTACAAGAAGCACAATAGTATCAGGTTTAGCTGTAACGGGTGCTGCTATATCTAACGTGGTAGAAGATACAACTCCTCAACTTGGTGGGTCTCTTGATGTAAATGGTGAGGACATAGTATCTACATCTAATGGTAATATTACACTTACACCAAATGGTACAGGTGTTGTAAGAATAGATGGTTCTAGTGGTATTGATATGCAGTCAGGTTCTATATCAATTAAAAACTCAGGAGCTCAATCTTACATAGATTTTTATTGTGAATTTTCAAATGCACATTATGCAAGATTACAAGCTCCTGCACACTCAGCATTTGCAAATAATATAACATTAACTTTACCTGCTACCACAGATACAATCGCAGGTATTGCAGCAACACAAACACTAACAAATAAAACACTAACAAATCCTGTAATAACAAATATGACAGGCTCCACAATAACATTAGACTCTGCAGGAGATATTACTCTTGATGCAGGTGGTGCAGACATATTATTAAAAGATGATGGCACAACTTATGGTGGACTTAGTAACAACAGTGGTGAACTTCTTATAAAGTCAGGCACTACAACTGCCATGACATTTAGTGGTGCTAACGTAACACTAGAGGGTAACTTAACTGTATCAGGCACTACGACTACAGTAAATTCAACAACAGTAAATTTAAATGACCACAACATTGTATTAGATAGTGGCAATAGCACAAGTGCAGTGGTAAATGGTGCAGGTATTACGATAGAGGGTGGTAGTGGTGATGATGCTACATTTAGCTATAATACAACAGGCCCTAAGTTTGAATTAAAATTAGGTTCAAACCATGAAGATTTACAAGTTGACCAACTAATAGCAGCGTCTTTAGATATATCAGGGGATGTAGATGTAGACGGAACTTTAGAAACAGATGCACTGTCTATTAATGGTACAACGATTACGTCAACCGCAGCAGAGTTAAACATACTTGATGGTGTCACATCCACAGCCGCAGAGCTTAATATACTTGATGGTGTTACATCTACAACAGCAGAACTTAATATATTAGACGGTGTTACTTCAACAACAGCAGAGTTGAACATCTTAGATGGTGTAACATCTACAGCAGCAGAGCTAAATATTATGGATGGTAATACATCCGCTTCCTCTACGACATTAGTAGATGCAGACAGATTAGTTACAAATGACGATGGTACAATGAAACAAGTAGCATTGACAGATGTTAAAACATATTTAAGTAGTGCAGGGTTTAGCACAGATGACCCAACTGCACTTGCAATAGCGTTAGGATAATATTATGGCAAATACATTTAAACTAAAGAACAATGCAGTGATGCCAAGCAGTGCTGGTACTCCTGATACTCTTTATACTGTACCTGGTAGCACAACTACTGTGGTTATAGGGTTAACACTTGCAAATGTTCACACCGCACAAGTTACAGTTTCAGTCACAGTAATAGACAGTAGTAATTCTAATGAAACTTCACACGTAATAAAAGATGCACCAATACCTGTTGGTAGTAGTATAGAAATTATGTCAGGTAACAAGATAATTTTAGAAGCATCAGATATAATAAAAGTAGATTGTTCTGTAGCAGATAAAGTTAGTGCTACACTAAGCATAATGGAGATAACATAAGATGGCATACATAGGTAACTCACCTGCCAATAGGTTTGTAGCAAGTAAAGCAGCCACACAGTTTTCAGGTGATGGTTCTACAACTGCATTTACATTAGACCATGCAGTGGGGTCTGATGAGGACATACTTGTATCTGTAGATGGTGTTATACAAGAGCCATCTGTAGCATATGCAGTTAGCAACGGAACTACACTTACATTTACTCTGCACCATCAAGTAACTCAGGTAATAACATCTTTGTATATTATTTGTTTAGAACAGTGGGTACAGTAAGCCATCCAAGTAATAATGCGTTTACTGCAACAAATGGTACACTGACAGGAACACTTGATGTTACAGGCAATGTTGGTTTAGGTGGAGCAAATACAT